CTCGCAAATGCCATTGTTTTGCCCTTTTTGAGCTGTGATTCTAGCGTCTGCATCTGTATCAGTGTACTGTGTGATTGTGCTTGCGATTGTGCCTGTGGTGATAGAAATCCCTGTACCTGCACTAAAAGCACCTCTCGCAAGAGTATCGCTGAAATACTTATTTGTTGCACCTTCTGAGAGATCATCTGTATCAAAAGAAGCAAGGGAAACAGTCGCATCGATACGATCTTGAGCATCACTATTTACAAAGCTGATGCCTGTATGACTACCATTTGCCAAGGCTGTGCCTGCTGCATCTCTTGCCATCTCATCGGTATATGCACTTGGGATCGTTGGCAAATCTCTGAGCTCGCTATATGATCCACTGAATGATGTTGTCGCACCTGTGAGTAGGTTATAAACATATTTTGAGTTGCTTGTATATTGTGAAACGGTGTTATTCGCAAAAGCTGTACGACCTGCAAAGACAAGGCCAATTAAATTTGTTTGGCTTGCATTGATGCCATCGCAATCAGCTAAAATGCACTGAGTAGGAGTAGCAAGACTCGATGAAATCGCAACACCACCAAAAGAGCATCTATTAAAATAAATCGTGGCTGTTACGGTGGATGCAATAGTCACAGCTCCAGCAAATTCGCAATCTTCAAAAGTGATAAAATTTGCAGTCGCATTTGTGATTGTTGTGGTGCCTAAAAATGAAACATCTTTAAAAATGTGTCTGCCTTGAGTACCATCAATCAAGGTGTTTCCCTCAATTTGTAGGCTTCTAATTCTGATTCTTGTACAGTCAACGCCGCTGATTGTCAGACCTCGACCACCAGCGAGCTCGCAAATATCACCAACACCACCAGCAGGTGGCAAGATTAAAAAATTGCTTTTTGTGAGTGATAAGGTTGATCCACCATATGATCCACTAGATACAAAAATAACATCACCTTGACCAAAAGAAGCATCATCATGAATAGCTTGAATGTCATTGACACCATCATTTACATAGAAAGAATTGCTGTAAAGCCTATTGGCTTCAAGTGATGCAATATCACTTTCAGCTGTATCGACTCGACCGTCTAGTGTGTTGATGTCGCTTTCAACTGTATCAACTCGACCTTCAAGTGTTGTCAAGTCAGTATCTGTTGCCTTGGCATCAAGTGATGTTTGCAGCGTTGATGTCCAATATTGACGATTGGCATTTGAGCCTGCATTGATGTTGTCGGTTGTCAAGACAACTACACCTGTTTGACCATTTACAGAATCAACAGCACCACCGCCGCCACCACTAACAGGAGGTTTGATAATAATAGCCATGTTAAACAACCTTTCTATTGAATGCACAAATCAATTTTAGATCATCACCACTTGCACCCTTTTTATAGGCGATAGTTGTGATTGCTCCTCCTTTTGTACCACCGCATTGAATATCAATAGCACCACCAGCCAAAACAAAAATTTCATTTGTTGTACTATCTGATGAAGTAGTACGAGCACGAAGTTTAAAGAAGGCGGTTGATGATCCTGGATTATAGACGCTAATGTCACAAAAAGCGAGATCTGCATCAAGTGCTGATCCTGTTGTGCTATCAATGAAATCGCTTGAGTTTAGATCAGTCCAATCGGTGGATGAGTTGGATGCAGTACTTTTGCAAGCGATAAATTCACCTGTTTGAATTTGGTATTGGAGACGATTCATTTTGCCTTCTTTATGATGATAGGTTGATCTTCGATGACAACGATTTTTTTAGTAGTCTTTTTATTGTCATCTTTTTGCTCTAAAATAGCAATTCTCTCTTCTAGTCTCTCGATGAGATCGGCAAGATATCGCATAGTCAATTGTGTTTTTTCACTCATAGATAAAACTCCTATCTATATAAGCTCTTTTAGTGTGATGAGATTGAGCATTTAAGTATGTTGTAGGTTGGATGATGCCACCTGCTGACATGCCATGAGTAGCAGTAAAGGTGATTTGATTTCCACTGATAGATGCAATGGTCTTTGTCAAGGTGGTTGCTTCTGATCCTTGTAAAACATAATCAACGATATCGCCAACCTTAAAATAATTGATATCAGCATCTGAGTAAAAATCAGCTTCAATCTCAATTGTGGTTGTATTGATGATTGTAGCAATCTTTGCTGATGCATTCCAAGATGGAGAAGAATCGCCCAAGTGAATAAGCTTTAATTCAGTACCTTCTCCCATAAGATCGATGCTGATCGATTGCACCATAGCGATCTTATTTGATACTCCATAAGCATCAGTATAACCCTTGAGAAAATCGCTACTGATTTTTAGATATGATCCAACATCTAAAGCAAGGCCTTTGCCTGTACCTATGGAAAGATGCCACATTCTGACGGCTTGACCATACAATCTGAAAAGCCTTGCATAGGTAGGCAAAAAGTTTTCTAAGAAATCGCTTGCATTTGTGCCGCCTAAAATGTCGCTAGTGATGCCATATAAATCAAGCTCCATCGATTTGGTTTCACCTGCTAGTCGATTGATCGCATCGTAGTTATTAACGATTCTAGTTGTTGGCTCTTCTTGATGCATGTCATATCTAAATTTGAATTGAGTTACGATATCCTCGAAGTTTGACCAATATGGAGGCTTGCTTGCTAGGAAATCGCTATCTGATAAAGCCGTTTGATCTTCATCGGCTTCATGCCCCAAAAGCACCAAAGAGATGCGAGGATTAAAGCTATCTCTATTCATGACAATACATGCACCCATCGTTTTAAGCATTGGATCAAGTATTTCTCTTAAAGTGAGTTCATCAGCAGGTAGCGAGAACATCCAGTCAGTGATCCCACTAGCACTATTCAAGCTCAAAAATGATTGCTCATCAATCATGCTTGAGTTCAAATTGCATCCAGTTAATTGCAAGTCGTAAGTTCCATTGATTGCACCACCTCCACCACTTTCTAAGAGTTGTAAAATAACTTCACCAGCTGGTCGTCTAGTGATGATCAATCCCTTTGAAATCTCTATTGGAGAGCCTTCACCAAGCCAATCGCCAAAAGGTGGCAACCTTCTATTTTCTGAGATGTTCATATCAAGATGCAAGAGATATGCACCGCCTAAATCTTCTTCATGTGTAGCTAGTGCATTAACTACATCTTCTCCAATTTTTATTTGTATTGCATAGAGATTGCCATCAGCTTCAGTTGGCAAGCCTAAAGAGTCTTGTACTAAAATATAAGGTTCATCTCTATCTCTCCAACCTAAAGCAAATCCTCGAATATCATAGAACACTGGATCACCTCCACCACCAGTGCCGGGAAAGCTTGTTACTGTAAATTTCAATCCTAAATCAACTTGATAAGGCCTGTTGTCTTGCATCTCTAGGATTGGAGCTAAAGATCCTAAAAAGCTGATGCCATATGAAATACATTGTGGATCAGGTGCGACATATAGCAATGGAACATCAAATGAATATTCTTCATTGCTTGCTTGTTTAAGAAGATCGGAGCTATCTGAAAACACCATATCATCATCAGCATCAATTCCATTTATTCTTAAAATATATCTTCCCATTCGCTTAAAAATGCTAAATGCCCCAACTCGTCCAACAGTAAGCTTAAAATGATCATTCAATATGCTGATGACTTCATCATGTGTTTTTAGACCTGGATCAATGGTTAAATATGGCAAAAATCCAATAGCATGAAATTCTGGCCTCATAAATTTTAAAGGCGATAGCTGATTTCTGATATCTCCATAATAATGGACGCCTTGAGCCAATCTAGTTTTCTGAGTACCTGAAGAGACCTTATTGTCAAGCATGGCAGTCATAGGCAAGATTGAAATAGTAACTGAGTTTAAGCCTTCAATCGTTGGAGAGCTTTCTATGATGCCTTGAAAAATGATCTGATTGTCCCAAGTGTTGCCGTTCTGATCAACTGAGCAAGCATAGATTTTTGCTTGCCTACCTCTCCAAGATACTAGCTCACTTGAGACGATAGGCGTATCAGTACCGCCCAAATAAATCTGATGTTGTTGTCTAAACCCCAATCGGTGACTAGTTGTTATCGTATAGATGCCACCGCTTTCAGATTGAGAAGTACAATAAAAACTCTCTGATCCAATATGCAAAAGATGAGGATAACTTACTGATGGATTGCTATCAACTACTAAATCAGGCGTATTATCTGAGCGTAAAACATTTGCAACAAGTTGACCATTCCAAATAGAGCTTGATCTTGATAGACGGCTAAAAATAACATGTGGATCAATGCTTGACCCTCTCATCCTATCCATAGCTAAAGAGATTGAGATTGGTTGATATGTGGCAACGCCTCCACTCGGTTCTATTTCCGCTTGATATGGAGTGATTGACTGGATGCAATCTAAATCAATATATGAGAGATCATAAAGGGATGATGCTGTGAATGGATTTGCTCCCATATAAAAGCGAGTCATTAAGCCTTGTATCTCCAAGCCAAAGACGCGATAACCTTGATCATCTTGCAATTTAAAAGCCATTATACTTGCTCCTTGTAAAGCTCATAAGATCCTATCATATCCAGCTTGCAATCAACACAATCGATTTTCAAAGCAAGCAAATTGCCACGATATGTACTAGGTAAATAAAGAGGCCTTGCGAAGTTGGTTTGAATCGATGATGTGCCTGTTGTATCAGATGAGCTTGAGACAATAGCTGACTTGAAATCAGCTAAAATAACAAGCTCTCCATTCGTATCTGATAGAACACATCCATTATCTATTATATCTTGCGTTGTGGTTGGATTTCTCACAAGTGAAACGGTGATAGATATAGGATCATCACTAGATGCATATTTGAAAACAAAGCCAATGTACTCGCAATTCTTTGATGACTGATGCAAGTGAATGTATGTTTGATTGCCCTTTGGGATATGTCTTAAATTAGTTATATCTGTAATAGCATGCGATTGGTTATAATTCCAAGAGTTTGGATTATCTCTTGATGTGTAGGCTATTGCTGATTTTCTACCTTTGGCAAATGCTAGATGATTTAAAGCATTTGCTATTTGTGAGATTGTAGCACCAAGCACAGGCTGAGAGATTGAAACCTCTTGATCTAGTGGAGCTTGTCTAGTTGTTTGAGAGATAAAAGCCATCACGCCCCCCAAAGAGAAATAGATTGAATTGGAGATGATATTAAGGTTGGATCAAGTGGATCACCTGAGAGCAAGGGATTGATTCTAAGTGGTCTTAATCGATATGTTAAATTAACTAAGAAAGCATCAAAACTTGATGGATATTTAGTCAAGATTGAAATCCACTTGCCCGTCTCTCCAGCATCAACAACAATCTTATTTGACCATAGATAAAACTCATAATCATAGGCTGATGGATTGATAACATACATGTTAATCACAAGGTTTAAATTCAATGTGATTGCTCCCTCCCATTGTGGAAGATTGGGAGTCATTGCGATCAGGTCTTGATAAGAGAATGTCTTTTGAGGATGAATTGATCCACCGTTAAATGTGTTAGTTGTGCCTCCATCAGCATTTACATCAATCGCTGATGCTGTGAATAACATTCTAGGCCTCTTTTGCAATAGCCTAAGATTGCTCAATAGTTGCCTACCTTTTGCAGACGATAAAGGTTTGTCACTTATAAAAGCATCATCACCTATTGGGTAAAAATAGCCAGCTCCATTTGGTTGATATACAGCACCATCTGAAACAGACGATAAAGGCAAAGCTTCAACGCAAATAGAATTTACTTGTAAATGTCCTTGTACCGTCATTTGCACAAGCATGTATGAAGTTGAATTGCTGATGCTTGCGAATGTGATTGATCCTTGATAATAGGCCGTCGTGCTAGGAGTTAAATTAAGAGTTAATGTAGCCGTTGACGCCCCCGCCGTTATCGTAACATAAACATAATTTGAGCCAGTGTGAGCTTGTGCATTGACTGTGATTTGAAAAACTTTGTGAGCGGTGCTGATAGTTGGCATCCTCCAATAACAAGCTATTTTAGCATTTTGATTGCCTGGATTATAATACAAAATCCCATCATCAAACTTTTGCTCAATCATCACCCCTGCACCATAATGAGCATGAAGATAATTTTGCATCTTGCCAATGTTGACAAGTGCATCAGCATCATTTGAAATCTCTTTCCCTGAAACATAGAGAAATGGATCAAGCGAAACAATGGGATTTAAAATAGAGTTAGTCATGCTCGATCTCCATAGTGATTGGTACTCTTCTTCTGATAACTCCATCATAAGCGAGATCTGCTGATATGTCTGTTATAGTGCCAACGATAACCCCTTGATCGCCGTTATTTTCACTTGTATGAGTGAGAGAATAAGCAGGATTTGATGAGGTGATATCATTCGTTATCCTTGCTAGTCTAGGATCTCCAACGCCTTGAATGAAATTGATCTTTGCTCCCTTGTAAAAGTAAGCTCCTAAAGTATCGCTAAAAAATCGATAGTCATTCTGAATATCAGCATAAGCATCTAAATGGAAAGTCAATCGAGATTTAACATAATTGCCTATGAAGTTGGATGTAAAGCCACCGCCTATTTTCCGTTGATATTCACTCACTCGATCGTATGCTATATGATGATCTTGAAATGGTCTTGATGGATATAAGACGCCTGGCATCACATGATCAGCGATCAATGCTTTTCTTCCATAGAGAGAAACCCATTGCTCATTTCCACTAAATCCAAGCCTATCTCTGAAATCTGTATCAACCCATGAGAATGATGGATTGGTAAAGGTTGACATTCTCACCACATGCCCATCATCTCTCAAAATCCATTGATGAGCTTGTGCAAAATAAAATTCATCCCTTGATTGTAGGCAATATTGACCATTGCCCGATCTGATCGATAAGAGAGAAACCATATCTTGAGCAAGTGGAAAATTTGGATATAAGAATGGAGATGCTACACCTGATTCGGTATAGCTGATTTTTCCATAGTTTGAATTGCCACTTTGCCAAAAAATTAAGTTGCCTCGTTGCCAGTCATTGGGAAACACAGCAGGCGATTCATACATTTCAAGATAATCATTATCTAACCCCCAAATCTCACCACCGCCCGCATTTGTGTTGATGTCCATTGTATGCAATGGAGAAACAGCCCAATTAATACGATCTTGCTTATCAATGGAAATCGTCCATGTTGAGCCTGATATGTCAGCTTCTAAGTCATGTTTGAGAGAATAGCTTGAGCTCATCCCTTGACCGTTTAGAAACTGAATAGGATTATCAAACACGATCTGAGATGCTGATGGCAAGCTGATGTCTTGTCCTTCCGTTGTGTACAATGTACTTGTGAAAGGCCTTGCATCAAAATCAGTCATCAATGCAAAATTTGGAGCAAATTCATTTCTAGGCATTTAATCTTACCATCCCTCTGTTTGAGTTATTGATTTGTCTTACAATACGATCAGCAAATGCTCTTTCAGCGGCCGCCTTTGTATCATAGATGACTGATCCACCGAAGTTAATATTAAAAACCATTGGCTCGGATTTACTTGCTTCTGGTCTAGTCGGTGCTTGTGCTTGTGCCAAACCAGTCGGTGAAACACTAGCTGAAGATCCACCACCTCCACCGCCTCCCATAGCTTTTGATGAAACCCCAGCAATAGCACCAACCCCAGCAAATAAAGCGGCTGATTGAAAATATTGACTAGCAGAAACACCACCGACAGGCCCCAAAGCTAAAGCTGAAAAACCCATAGCGGTTGCAAAGATTGATCTTGCGATTGCCTCTTGTGCTAAGCCTTCAAGTGTTGCCTTGATTGCTTCCTCCATTGATTGAGCCCCCATAATTGCACCAGCAACAGATGCAGCAAATGCTTGAGTTGTAGCCGTTGCCATTTCACCCATTTGAGATGATGCATAACTCTCAATTTTAACTCGTTGATTTGCATATCTCTTTTGAATTTCAGCTTTAGCAAGTTCATTATCCTCAACGGATCTCAATTCAATCTCTTGATTTTTTGCCAATAGATCAAGTTGTTTTTTGTATTCATCTTTGCCAGCCTCAATATCTAAGATTGCAATCTTATCCCTTAATTCTTGTTGCTTTTGTTGATATTGTATGCTTGCTTGATATGTTGCCTCTTCGTGTGCTATTTGTTGATTGATTAAATCTTGATTGATCCTTGCTTGCTCTGAGATTTTAGCTTGCTCTTGTGCAAGTTGTTGATCATTTATCCCTTGAATTGCTAGTTGATATTGTTTTTCAGCAATTAACAATTGATTTTTATTATTTTTATTTAATTGTTGAGCCGTCTTGTAGTTGTTTTGAGCAAGTGCTATTTGCTCATCAAGGCCTGATTTGGTTAATTGAATTTCAAGTGCATTGATCTGAGATTGCTCAGATATGATTTGCATTTGCCTTGCCTTGAAAGCATCTGATCTTGCTTTTTGCTCACTCTTTAAACGATCAGCTTCAGCTTGTTTGATTTGCTCGATTTCTTGCTGATTTTTGATCTCTTTGAGTTGGAGTAAGTCGCTTGATTGTCTAGCCTTGTTTTCTTCCTCAATGACTTTAGTCAGTGCTTGAATCTCTTTGGTTGTCTTGCCATGTTGATCAGCCAATCTTTTCTCAATGCTCAAATCTCTCTCTTTTTGCAAGATCGATTTTTCATAGGCTGATAAGGTGGAGGTATTGAGTAAAAGATCGCTATATTCTTTTTGAATTTCTAACTGTGCTTTGAGTGCATCTGTTGCCTCTTGCTCAGTCATCGCTAAATCTCTTTGATACTCTTGAGCCTTTTGTATAGCTGGCAATGCAATCTCATAACCTTTAGTCAATTCATCTTGAGCCTTAGCAACGGCTTTATCAGCTTCTGCAAGTCGCATCTGAGAGGCTATTAAATATTCATCAGATTTCAGTCGTTCATTCGTTTGAGATGCATATCTTCGTTGTTCATCAGCAAGCATCTTTTGAGCCTTAATTTGCTCGGTATAAACCTTTGTCAAGCCTGCATTCTTCTCATTCAAAATCTCAAGTTTTAATCTTGCCTCTGAGTTTAGAGAAATAAGATCTTTTAGCTGATCATTGGTTGGCTTGATACCTTTATCAGCAAGTTCTTCCATCTTAGCGGTAAGATCACTAGCCGCCGCCGTTACTGCTGCTTCAATTTGCTCAGCTTCTTTGGCCGCTCCACTAAATTGATTAAATGCTTCTATTGCCAAAGCTAAAGCTCCAGCTATTGCTGAAATAGGTCCAAGCATTCCCATAAATGCAACTATTCCACTTTTGCCACCATTTTCTAAGACTTCACCCATTGCACCAAAGCCGTCAACTAAGCCACCAACAGACTCGCCAAGAGAATTGAAAGCTTCACCCATGACGCCGCCTTGTGCTGCTACGATTGCACCAACACCTTTAAAAGACTCTCCAACCCCCTTAACTGATTCGCCTATCTCAGATGCTGATCCTTGCACCTTCTCAAGGTTTTTCTGTGCTTGTTGGACGCCTTCAACCTCAACATCAATCACAACTCTATTTTCTGCCATTGTTGATCTCACTCATCTGTCTTTCATTAAGACGATTTTTTAACAATTGATGATGATAGTATAATAAATCTACTGCTTCAACAATAGCACAAGTTGGCGATGGATAAGATGTTTTTATGTCAAATAGTCCATTCGTATGACTAAAGAAAGCATTTACGATTGGAGTAGCTAGATTGGCAAGTGCAACAGGACACGATCTTATTTTGAGCTCGCTGAAAGCTTCATCGCTATCAGGTGCAACTCGATAAGCAGGTACAAATAAGCCTTGCTCATCCTCATCTAAATAAGGCAATCCCTTTTGAAACTTGCCTCCACAATTCCCCCTAAGTTGTCTTAATCCTGGCTTAGATTTACATTGCTCACACCCCCAAGATCTCCCTTTATTTTGAGATAGCCATATTGAGGATGTGATCGCTATTTTCCCTCATCACCTAAAAGAGAAATTCTTTGAACATGAGCTACGATCTCAGCGATTGTTTGAATACGATGATGATCAGGTTTGATTGATTGGATTGCATCCCAAGCATTGCCGTCAAAGCCTTCAATCTTGACCAATGCTTTTTTAGCCGTTTCAGCATATACACGATTGAGATAGGCTTGATACTGAGCAAAAGCATTCTTCTCTTGATCAGATAAAGAGTCTTGCCAATATGCTCGCTTTTTTTGATCATCAGGCTGTTCAACAAAAAGCATTCTTCCAAGTTCTGATCTAGTATATGCACCAGCCTTAATCTCAATCTCTTCTCTATCAGACGGAGAGAGAGGCTTGATAAAGAAGTAGGTTGGAGCTTGATCTTGCTTGACCTTGAGAGAATCAAAATCTCCTTGAAGATAAGCGGTGATTTCAGCCGGTGTCATATCTAAAGCTGGATCACAAGAAACAGCAATTTTAATCTCAATGTTTGTTGTTGTGCTGAATTTTAGCATCTTAAATTCCTAGTGCAATTCTCACAGGTGAGTTGGCTGGCTGTGTTGTACCTACATCACCACCGAATCGGCTTTGTTTGTAGGTTAATACTTGCTTCACAATCTCACCAGCTACATCATATTTATTTGGATCAACGGTCAAATAACCAGCTGGGATGAATAAAGCCATGCCTTTGCCATCGCCAACAGGTCCAGTACCTATTAACACTTGACGGATTGTTCTATCTGAAAAATCTGATGCTAAAGTTGTATTTGCTGATGATAAGGTCAAGGTGCATTCAACATCAACATTTGAAACCTCCATATCAGACATTCCGAGAATAGAGTTTGAATAGCCTTTAGGTGTTAAAGTGTTGGCAATATTAAATGTAAAGCCTTCAGCATCCAATGCAATTCTTGAAAGCTCTTCGCCTGTTGTGCCTACTACATTGGTTCGTGAGTAGGTGACGGCATCAGAAACAACAGCATAAGCATTTCTAAAATGCTGAGTAGCACCACTTAAAACAACTGGCTCAACTGGACCTGTTGCATTGCTATGATCGTCTTGAATTAGAGCGGCTTGGAAGGTAAATTCACCCATCACACGACCACCATTTACAGAGATATTTAAGCTTGCAAGCTTGCAACCATAGGCATATGTACGGAAACCAACGCCGTCAACTCTAAAGCATAAAGATGAAACCACTTGACCGCTTGAAGTACCATAAGGCACATACCATGTCTGCATTGGATAAATAGCTGTTGGATTTGCACTAAATGCAGGAGAAACCCCAATCTTACCAGCACCACCACGATTATTTGCTGTTACTGATGAATACTCGCAACGACCATTGATGAGAGAAGAAACAACACCACCGATCTTATAGTTTGTATTGGTAGTTGTTGGAGTAAATACATTCTCATCATCAGCTGTTACTGTATCGCTAGAAGTAAAGCCAGCGAGATTTGTAAGAAAGCCAGCATTCAAAAGCTTGCCTAAGCCTGTTGATGCATAGGTATTTGCACCAGTTCCGACGGTGGTAAAATCGATAGTGACTTGTACTTGACCAGTTCGTCTTTGTACTCGACTTGATCCACTCCAAACAGTATCAGGTTCAGGAGGCAAGCCATGAGGTCCGTCTCTTGTTTCAAGTCGTTCATTTGCAACAACATCACCATAAATCACAACTGGATCTCTTTCACATGGTAAAGAAATGAAAGACAAGCCACTGAAATCAGGCAAGCCAGTTGATGATGATAAACTTCCAAAAGTTGCTTCAGTTGCTACCGATAGCGATCTGTGTGTGACTGTCATGTCAATCCTCCAAATAAAGAAGAGTAAAAGGTAAAATTAAAAGATAGCCTACTTGAGAAGGATCATTTTGAATTTCTTGAGTAGTGGCTTGATTAGGTATTAAAGAAACGATACCAGTTGATGAAAAATCATAATCAGGTTGTTTCAAGGTGTCGATCAGCTTGCTTGAATCTTCAGCTATCATCCGTTCAAGTAAGCCTCGATCTCCTCCGATATCATATCTTATTCTCAAAGATAGCTCAATTCTCTTTCTTCCACTGATGCCAGCTTGACCGTCATCTTGAGCAAGAGCATTGAAAGCGATATCAAACAAGCGATTTTGATTTGATCTGCTCTCAAGTGATAGCGTGTTGCCTTGAGCGTCTTTGATGCATACAAAATGATGATAAGCATCAGTCTTTGGAGTGATAGCCTCAATTCGATCTATGAGATGATCTAGTGCTTCATATATGCCCATGTTATTCTCCAAGTAAATTTGATTTAACTATTTGCACGAGTTGATCAACCTCTTTGGGAGCAAGACCAATAAAGCCACGATCTTGATTAACTGCATAACCATAATCTTGCACAGGTGGCAAAAGACCAATAGTGAATTTTGTGTTGGTTGCATCAAGTACTACAAAGTTTTGCATCATCATCCCTGATAGAGTTAAATCAACTGAGGCCGTCTGACCTTCAATCGCATTTGATCGCTTGCGAGATTTATCTTTATATTCAGCATAACCACCAGCAAAAAACATGGAATTAGGTTTTTTAACTCCGCCTTTAGGCTTTAATCTTTTGTAGGTTGTTGATTTATATCCGATATAAATAGGCTTTGTTGAGTATGCTCTAAACTTGTTTAAATTATAATCCAATCCCTTGTAAATTCTGATTTTGATGATTGCTAAGATATCTTGTGCAATTCCTATCATCATAGGCTTAGTCAGATTTAAGGCTGGCAAGTTTAGGCTTAATGTTGCTTTCATTTACCATCTCATATTTCTTGAAGGGATAAACTGAGCTTCATATTCCCCAACAACTCTGCCAGCAAAATTCCCACGAATATCAGAGCTTGCACTTACTCGCTGATTGTTTTCAGTAGTTTGAATGATGCCATCTGTATTCAAATCAAGGCTGATTGTTTTCATAGAAAGATCAGCAAGTTCAATTCCCCTTGCTCTCATTTTTTCACTTAAATCGATATTGCCATTAAGCTCATGCACACGAGCAATCGCAAGATAGGAATGAGCCTGCAATAAATCATGTGAATTGTGTATATCATCTTCATCAACATCTCTCGGTACGATTAAATCTCTTACATATAAAGCCAGCTCATCAAGTGCTGATGATATTTGCTCTTCAAAGCCGTTTGCCCGTCTAGGTGCTAGATCAGCAATATGAGGAAATATTGAGCATAGCTTATTATGATCTAAGCCAGTATCAAAAGGACGAGGCACAATCTTTAAAGATCCTTTTTCAACTCTATTGATCGTTTGTGTGCCTTCGCTTTGCACATACTCAACAGCATAAGCGATTGTTTGCTTAGATGCAGTAACATTGGAAGATGAGCAAGTATAAAGCCAACTAGCAAATTGAATTGTTGAGTTTGCAGTAAAAGAAATATCTCTTGGTAGTGGATCAGCTAAAATCAATTGTGTGCCAGTGATACGAACGATCTTAATTGAGAAGAATGTATCTGCATCAGTGAGTAAAAAAGCATCTGATTGAAATTGCTTTAAGGCTGATGCTGATGCTGACAAAGTCATAACTCGTCTATCTCTATCTAAATCAGTAGCTACTAAATCAGATCGACCTTGAGTCATAGCACTTGTGATCGTGCTTCCATCGAGATAGAAGGCAATTGATGGAGTTCCACTGATTGGATGTGGAGCTTGCCAAATGAAATTATAATTTTTGCCTTGTTGTGCTTTTCTCATGTTGTTATGTCCTTTATCTCACTATCTGAAACCACCGTTAAATTGTTGACCTTTAGAAATCCCTTGCTCACTGGAGCCCATGAATGTCGGCAATTATAGCCACCGCCTGAAGTCAATGGAGGACCACTTGAAGGTTGCCCATTGTCAAGCTTGATGATCTGCTTTTTAGATAGCACTTTTCCAACAAGCTTGCGACAAAATGGTCTAGTGATCCCATCTTTAGGCCCAACATAAATGAAGTTCTCTAAGCCAGCTTCATCAGCATTTAAAGCATTGATAGATCTCCCAAATTCAGCGATCTTCGTTCTTGCTTGAGTAGTGCCAACGCCAACTGATTTATCAAAAGCAACTCTCATCTGATCAAGCACCGGCTTTGAGCTACCAACAATAATCGCCGTTGTTGCCATGTTGCGAATTGCACTACTAAGAGAAGGCAATATCTGAGCATCAAAAACTTGTGATGAAGTTTGCTGAGCAATAGCTTGAATGAGATTTGGAGGTGCTGATTTAAACTCAGGATCAATCGCAAGAGTTGCCTTATTGATCAATTCCACTATGTCCACTTGAGACCGCTCAAAATATGTCAAGGCGTCTCCCATGCCACTTGAGATTAAAAATGATTTAAGCTCATCAGGTGACATACTAACAAGCATTTGGCCTTGACCTTGTTGCACCATTTCAGCGATTGCACGATATAATCGATTGGTCGCTTTTTTCATCTCTTCCTCAAATGTTTTAGCTGAATTAACCTCTTTAACAAGGACATCCAATCTCATTTTAAGCAAGAGTTTTAATTGTGGATTGCGTTCATCAATCCATTGTTTTCTGATATCCTCTATTGCCTGTTGATCTGCATCACTAGCTTCTGCTAGGTGCACCATATTATTGATAGAATTAAGGCAATAAGGACAATTAAGCATACGAACATTAAGCTAAACAATCAGTCAAGAGGAAACCATAATTTTGAGCGATGATCTTATCCTGATGGGTGTGTTCCATCCAAACAGTGCGTTTTGTCATAGCAAGATCATCATAAGCACCTGAAGAATAACCTTCATATACAAAATTGAGAGCGGCTACTGGCATAACCTTAACACCATTCTTATTTGCAATTGCATCAGAGCCTTTCATGATACCCATGAAAACACTATCATCAGTCCATACTTGAGCTTCAGAAGAAGTTAAGCCAGCATTTGCTGTTTCTTTACGAGCTTGACCAACATGAACATTTGGGATGCCTAAGACTTCTTTGAGAACGGAAATCACCATGTCATCTTTCATCAAGCGATTGCCTGATGCTGTACCTGATGGAGTACTACCAGCGGTGAAAAAGCCTCTTACTTCAGCATTGCGAGATAATGCACGAAGAGCACCATAACCAAGTACTAAAGTATCAGGCAAGATACCATGAGAATTTGCACGAATAACATCGATCAAAGCATGAAGATCAGTTAAAGGTTCAGCACCAGCTTGATTCCATTGTGTACCATTTGAGCCGCTTGCCAAAGATGCGAGATCGGAGGTGTAAGAGCCCCAATTGCCAGCACCAAACAAGAGATTGGCCAAACGAGTTTCACGATTGAGCAACATTGATCTTTGTACTTTTCTAAAAGATCGTTGTTCTTCATTGCCTGGATATTGTGAATACTTGATATCTTCAAGAGCAATTTCATCACTTAAAGAATAAATCTTTGCTGAGAAGGTTGTGCTTGAACGGTCAAAGTTGCCAATGCGTTGACGATCTGCACCAGGTGCTCTTTGTGCATCAACATCAGGAGAGCCCATGAAGTTGCGTGTTTCTTCGATCAAGAGAGTACCTGTTGGACCAATTGCTTTGACATCAACATTTTCAATAACTTGATCGGCGATCAGTTGTCCATCGCTAGGAATTGCTTCAATGGCAAGGTTGCGAAGGATTTCGTTGACTGGATGAATATTGCTATAACTAGAATTTGCCATTTGATTAGACTCCTAAAGAGACATTGAAAAAGATTTCGATTTCTTCATTTGCACTTGCTGCGGTATTTGCAACATTTGGCAAGAAACGACCAGCGATGATTTGAGTATTTGCACCTGTACCATCATAAGCATACACTTTGCCAGCGGTACCAGGTTGAACAAAAAAGTGAGTGCCTGCTGTGATTGTACCACCAGCAACAACACGAGAAACGCCGCTGATGCATACATTGATAGCATCACCACTTGCACCAGCAAGTTGAGCAATACCAACAGGGACATCAGTTGACGCGGTGCAAGGAGTTACTTTTGCATCGCTATCGAGCTTAACCAAGGTCAAAGCGGTGATAGATGCAGATGCGATAAAGGTCTTATAGATAGCATGATTATTTAAGCTCATGATTATTATCCTTTGAAATGTTTGATGTAAGCATCAGGTTGTTCGTTCTTCATGACATTTAAGGCTTCTGAAAATGTGATGCCTTTTGTCTTTTTGATTTCATTCACTTGATCGATAAAGCTGATCTCTTGAGCGGTGCTAGCATGCCCCTTTTCAGAAAGGTTGATCGCTTGATTTGCTTTTCTTTCACTGAATGATTGCCAAATAGCTGGGAATTTATCCTTGATATCATAGGCTGATTCAACGGCGGAAATTTCACTAGGTGCAATCTTGCCAGTGTTAAGCAAGCCGTCAACAACAAGCTTTCTTTCAGCTTGATGCTTTTCAGCTTGTAAGGTCTTGACTTGTTCAGACAAAGAAGTGACTTGTGCATGTAGCTCATTCATCAGTTTGGCTTGTGCCTTTTCAGATAAAGCGGTGGCTTCAGACATTTTCTTTTCATCTTCCATCATCTTTTTATCTTCTTCAGCCATCATCTTTTTTTCATCTTTTTTGGCATATTCGCCTTCAAGTGAAATCTCGATCTCGCCTTCTGATTCGTCTTTAGTAAGCTCATCATTTTCTGACTTGACGCCTTCCAACTGAGCTTCTAGTTGCTTGACTAGTTGATCTTTTTCTAGCACTAAAGCCACGAGTTGATCAGCTGTCATAGCCTTTAATTCTTCTGGATTCATTATGTTCTCCATGAGTAAAACACGACTGATTTTATTTTTAGATTGAGCTGGTCTAGCCGTCAAGGTGACAGCTTGAAGTTGAGCAAATCCGATTGGCTTTGGATCATCTTCCCTTGCATAAATATCACCTACTAAAAATTCAGGTGATGGATATAAAACGCCTTCACTAGCTTTCACTAGATCGAGGCCTGCTTGAGTATATAGAGGTTTTACATAAAGTGCATCATCTTTTACATATACATCAGAGATTTCACCGTATGCCATAGATTGAGCTGGATCAGTTGGCCCGTTATCCATAAAGGGAGATGATTGATGATTCCAATCGATGATAACAGGATCTTCATTGAGCCTTGCCTTGAATACTCTTACGATCTCAGCAAGGATCTCAGGCGTGACATCTTGAATCGTCTTCCCATTGATGCGACTGTTGACTTTACCAACAGAAAGCACCTTAATGTCTGATCCTGGATATAAAGCAATTTCTCCCAACCTGATTCTTTCTCTAAATACCTTAATGTCAGTACGATTGGAGGACGGCAAGGAAGATTCTGACAATGCCTTTTCTTTCTCATCAGCTCTCTCCATTTGTGCTAAAATTTTCTTTGCCCAAGTATAACCAGCATCACCGCCCCAACCATCCCAAGCTTGTCTACCTTTACCATATTCAGCCCATGTTGAGCCTTGCTTGTCGACTTCGTGCCTTGTGAAATAGGCAACCATTCGCTTAATGGTATCAGGTGATAAGGTAACGCCGTTAGATAAATCTCTTGCTCTAGCAATCCCAACGGCTGTCATCCCTCTTTTTGAAGGTGGCTGTTCAGCTCGTTTCTTTAATGCTCTGATTGCTGCATCTCTTGCCCCTTGAGGTGGAGTAAAATCTATTCCATCATATTTCTTAGGTGCATTGAGATAAGCATTAAATCTTCTATTCATCAATCTTTGTTTAGCAAGTGATATTTGTTTCTCGTTCATCTGATTGCTCTCAGTCTTTCAGCCATAGCTAAAGCTGGATTTTGTGCAACAGCACGATCTTGTGCCGTCCTTGTTGCCTCAATTGGCAATTGACCAGCACCGATCTTTTGTCTGATTGCTCTCTCAAGATCATCATCAGGCGTCAATAATTGAGCTTGTACCAATGATGGCAAGCTTGCAAGTGCTTCTGCTAGTGCATCGGTATCTAAACCACTATGCACCAAGCGAGGCAATTTAGTTGCTTCAATGTTGCCATAATTCCACCGAATGAGACGGCCAATAGTTCCGCCCCCTCGTCTATCTTGCCCACTGATTGCACTAGCCACCAAGTCAAGAAAATTGATACATGCTCTTCTAAATACCGATAGATGCACCTCTCCAACTGATCTTGATCCAGTGTCAGAGATTCCCAAATTCATAAATTGAGCCATAAAGGCTTGTGAGATTTGATTGTCACATTCTTGAATAACTTGTAAAGCACCATTAGCATCAAAGCCAGATGATCCTCCATAGGTATCAAAAGACACAATATTATTTTCTACTAGATAGCTTTGCTCTTGCACTACATAAGCTTGAGCTTGTTGTTGTGCTTCATTGATCATTGCCTCAACATCACCACTTGAAATTCCCATCTGATCAACGGCTTGACGATTGACTTTGACGATTGGAGTAGGCACAGCCCACTTTTCAAGACCAATTGCCATCAGTGTTGCCGCTCTTTGCTTTTCTTTCCACCACCACCAACAAGGACGCAACAAGCCAATGCCTTCGAAGTTTGACCCTGTACGATTGAGAGTCAATAGTAAAAGTTTTGATGCTGGAATAGGTTCAGGAGTAACACCGCCAACCATGATTTGAATAACACCATCAAGATTTTGTTTATCCACTGATAACCATTGCTGATGAGATGAAGGTTCACGATCAGCATATCTCTTTAAAAATACCTTCTCTTTTCCGATGGAGTCTTTAGCAACACAGTAAATCTCTTCTGCATATCTCCAACCATGTGGAATGAATTCTAGCAAATAATTAAGCTGATCCTCAAAGCTGATCTCCATCATGCCTGGATAACTCTTAAAGCCAAAAGCCTCGTTGGCAAATCGTGCTAGTTCTTCGCTTGTTTGATCACCATCTCGACCGGCCTTAAATTCCCATTTTGCTGATAATAAAGTTTGCTTAACCAGGCTCCATGATCGTCTGATAATTGGATCAGTTGCCAACATGTCCTCAGCTTCTCGCGTCCATGAACGACCTGATAGAGCTGGATTTTGTTCTTTCCCTGTGATGTAGCCGCCTTGAATAGATGTTCCACTGATACCATAAGCTTGATATTGTGGCCGTTCTTGCGATAAATATGGCATCTCTTTGGTTGAGCTTGTCATTGTCATATATGGATAAACCGTCATAAACATCACCTAAAGGAATATATCAACTTATCATATTGCATAAAATGCTATTATATCAAATAAAAATTTAAATTGCTAGATGCTAAAAGGCAGAAAAGCACCTAGCGTCACTCTAAACACTCATATCTTAAACACATGAAAAGAGAAAATATGTGCATAATTGATGATGAATTTTTTATCACCACCGCTGGCAAGATCTATTTTAAAGGCAATACTTACGAGGTGGAGGCTTGCGATTTCAAAGAAGGCTCTAAACTGATCATTCACTATGGAGAAAAGAAAGTTGAAAAGCTACTCAAAAAAGACACTAAAATTAAGTTGGTACCTGATCAGTTTATATATCAGAAAGAAGAAGATATGTTTTTAGCACCACTAGACGAGCCGATGATTATTGCACAAGCTCAACCTATCCAACCTACTCAATCACTTGTTGAATTGCCACCTGAGATCAATCAATTTGAGCAACTCATGAAAATCACAAAAGACAACACACCTCTAGCGCTCATCATCCTAATCGTATTGATGTTTCAAAAGATGCAAAAGAAAGAACGAGATGATAAAGATCATGCGCTCGTTTGCGACTTTGAAAGAAAAGAAATTGAGAAAAAGATCAGCATCTTAGAAAGCAAGTTAGACACTCAAGCCAAAGATCAAGCTAAAATCCTTGTAGGTGATGATGATCTATCTGATCGATTGGATAAGGTGGAAGAGAAGATTAAGAAGATCAATGCTTCTTTGCCTTAACTAGAGGCTTTTTTAATGGAATATTCAGATGTTCTAAGACGGTATATATAGAAGCTCTTGATAAGCCAGTGAGCTCACATATTTCTAAAATAGGTTTTCCTTGTTGATAGTACTCTTTGACCGCAAATTTTTGCATGAGCAATTTTCTTGATAGACCTTTGGGACGGCCTCCAATTCGTCCCCTCTCTCTTGCTGCTCTCAATCCTAAGATCGTTCTCTCTCTGATCAAGCCAAGCTCCATTTCAGCCAAAGCCCCGAAGATGTGGAAGATAAAGACGCCCATGTGCGTGCTTGTATCAATACCATCGCTTGTCTTAAAATGGCATCCCTTAGCCTTGATCTTTTCTACTAGATCGATCAAATCTTTCATTGATCTACCAAGACGATCAAGCTTTAAGCATACCAATGTATCGCCTTTTTTAAGAGCGTTTAAAGCCTTCTTGAGTGCTGGGCGTTCTTTAGTCTTGCCAGTCATCTTTTCTTGATAGATATCATGACAACCAACCGACTTTAAAAAATCAATTTGAAGATCTAAAGATTGATCTTCTGTGCTAACTCGTGCATATCCGATAAGCATATTTTTTCCTTGATGAGAGTATAAAATAATAACAATCTCTACCGTTTTTTTATATTCAACTTATTTCTATTTTTTTCACTCGTAGAACGATTGATATAAAATCTCTCATCGATACCATACTGATGAAATAAGTTTCTCATGCGATCCCTACTGATATCAAACAATCTCGCAAGACCAGCAAATGATGAAGCTTTATCTAAAGCCTTCAATATCTCATCTTTTGAGATTGCCTTGAGCTTAGGCTTATCTTTAACTTTAGAATGGCGGTGCATTTTTTCTTTTTTGATACCAAGCTGATCGCATTTAAATCTCACGGCTGAGATAGTCACGCCCAACTCAGAAGCGATCTCTTTCCAAGTCCTATCTGATGAAACAGCCTTGATAAGATCTGCATCGCCAATTCTCTTTGACTGAACGCCCCTTTGTGGCTTTGTGTATTTACCACAATAACCTTGATAAACCTCGCCTCTCTCGATCATATCCTCGATCATGCACAATCTAGGATCTAAATCATATTGTCTCATCTGATCCTCCATCCATCTTTAAAACAGCCTTTTTTAATCGCCCACCATATCGCCTCTCAAAAGATCTGATCTTAGATATCACCTCTTGATCAAGGATGTGATGCACCCTTTCCAACTTCTCGGATGTGCCTAGAATAAATCCTCCATCGATCCACAACTGAATCAGTAATTTGTTTCCATACATGTCAATCTCCTAGATGAAACAACGGTTCATGATTGCTTATTCTCTCAATAGATTTGCGATGATAGTTCTCATCCCTTTCAATGCAAATGAAACGGCGATTTGCGTTCATGCAAGCGATGGCTGTTGTACCGCTACCACTGCAATTGTCTAGCACTAGCTCGCCTTCGTTTGTGTAGGTTTTGATTAGGTATTCAAAGAGGGCAACGGGCTTTTGGGTTGGGTGTTGCCCCCGTTCACAGTCAAAATATAAAGTGTTTCTAGGATAGTTTTCATACTCTGTTTTTATATGTTCGTTATGTATCTTATTTTTAAACTTCCCTCCATACATATCATAGGCTAGATTATTCTTCTTAGAAACAAATTGCTTTTTTACACGATCGTCAAAGTTAAAAGTATAAGGTAATAAAATTTGTTTCTCTTTCATAGATTGCAAAGTCTCATAATTCAAATAGCCCTGCATCTGATCAATCTTGAAACACTCAATCAATTGATCATAAGTTTCTTTTGTGCATAGATCGAATTGTGAAGTTGCTACATAAAAGCTATGTTCCGCCTTTCTATGTCCTAGCGTTTCATTTATCCTTTTAATCCCTAGTCCTATGAACTCTTGAACTTGCTTAAAGTACGCTCGTAATTCCTTGTTAAATTGTATCTCTATATCATCTTTTCTAGGTGGTCTAAACACAAGTACATTCTCAAAATATCTATGTGGTTGAATACCTGTTAAGCCTAGATTTGATTGCATGTTCTTTATCCACACATAATCGTGATTAAACCATGTTTTACGATAACAAATTAACTCAGCACAAAACACGCCTTGAGCCGTCAAAACGATAGCCCCGTTATCCTTGATTACTCGTTCATACTCAGCCCAAAGCCTGCCCATGTCAATGATACTATCCCATTCGCAAGCGGTTGTACCATAAGGCAAATCGCAAAGTATCATATCAACCGACTTCGATGGAATTGACGGCATCAGGTCAAGGCAATCGCCTAAATGGATTTTGTTTTCTTCTAGCATTTGTTGTCCCTAGCAAGTGAAAGAATAGAATAGCCTGCTATGTCCATATAAGGACTTTCACCAAGTGGATCATTATCCCTTGCAATCCTTGAGATTTTATCAAGCATACGAATGATGACATGCAAGTCCTTGTATTGCTCAACCTTAATCCCATTGGGATAAAGCAAGGATAGAATTTGAGTTGTCTTATCAAAGGCGTTGCCATAGGCTTCATCTTTGATAGATAAGATTTGTGCTAGATCATCAGTGATCTTCTTGAATTTATCTTGCATTTTAATGACTTCTCATCGCTTTGATATGTGATTGCACCAAGTTAAGCTTGCTCTTGACGGTTGGAGATGTAGTAGGCACAGGCTTATCAGCTATGATCTCGCTATCTCTCCAAAGCCAGTTAATGACATCGTATCTCAATGCGTCTAGTGGATCTTCTCGACCGTCCTTTTTAGGTGTTTCCTTGCCATCCCAAGCATAGGATAAGATCGCTTTTCTAAATGAATTTCCCATAGCATTTGCTCCTCTTTCCCAAACCTCAGAGGTGCATAAAATCCTTCGTTGATGGATTAGCCGTTTAACTCGTTGAATACCGTTTAAGATATCCGTTCGTATTGGATCAGTACACCATCGAAAAGGCATTCCTATGCCACCTTGATCAGCTGACTTTGAAAGTTCATGAAAGGCTGATTGAGCGGTACGATCTGATCTAGCTGATCCAGCCTTATCACCACTTGCACCATCAAGCAAAATTCGATTGGGATATTTCTTAGCCATATCTCTAGGACAAGCAATCTTTAATATCTCTTTGGCAAGCTCTGAAAGAGTGATCTCTTGTGGATTGATCTCAGCACAGATGACATCAGCTTCTAAAATAGGATCATGAGTTAAGATCAGAACGGACGGCTTTCTAAAGCCAAAGTCAATGACAATCCTTGATGACATGCTCTGATCATATCTCCAATTGCTGACAACATGGGATAAAGTCCATTCGCTATATATCACGCCTTGAGGTGGTCTAGGTTGATTCTCGACCATTGCCAACCGTTCGCTTTCAGGCAAGTTCTTGACTGCATCAAACCAAGCTTCAGATAAGTTGGCTTTGTTGACATGGCTTGCATAAAAGATTGGAGTGCATCCAGCCTTCTCAGCAAAACTCACCCACCATGCATCCCATACAGGCAAGCCTACCATGATCAGCTTAGGCGATGGACCTGATCTAAGACGACCAAGTGTCTTTTGTGCTACTTCTTCAGAGAGAGTTTGGCACTCATCAATCAAGGCAAGACCACTTGTGATATTAAGACCCTCAAGCGGGTTATGTGTCGCATCTCTTGTGCCTGGTCTAAAGTAGGATCTACACCAAACAACATGCCCATTTGGAGCAATCCATTTGCCGTCTTGTTGATGATAGACCCAACCATAAGGAGCAAGCCATTTCTCAAGTTCTGGACCAAGCACTGATCTATATCGTGGAGCGGTATCAGTGACTAAGAGAGATGACTTATTGGGATGAATACTTGACCAAGTCCACAAGGCAAAGACTAAAGCTGAAGTCTTGCCACTGCCCCAACCTGCTCTCACTGCAATGAAGGCATCATCAGAGTAAATCAAGCGATCAACTAGATCGATTTGCAGGGGATTGAGTTTTAGTTCAATATCAATCTTCTTCGTCTGTGCCATGGTCGTTCTCATTTGGGAGTTCATGCTTGATCTCGATCGTTTGACCATGCTTCTCTTTTTGCACCTGTTGGATCACATTGATGATCACCTTGCTATCATCGCTCTTTGTATTCATATCAATCGTTTGCTTTTCTCCAAACTCAGAAGGGAATTTGCGAGCTAGTAGCCATTGAGATGCTCTGACATCGTTCTCTGAATGTCGCTGGATATTCTGAAGATGCTTGATCTTTAAAGAGATTTCAGCTCTCTTGATATCAGCCACCAATTCAGGATCATTCTTCATCCAGCCATTCCAAGTACTATATGCAACACCAACAAGGGAAAGAGCATCACCTTGAGAGAGGCCTTGAGATATAAACTCAAGCACTTGCTCGATTGATATCAATCGCTTTTGCCTTGCAATTTCAGATTTATCCTCTTGTGGCTTTTTTGATAGTGCTGTGCTATTTTTGCCAGCTTTAGAATCAACTATATCATTTTTAACGGTCTTATCGGTGGTTTTAGTCTTTGCCATGATCTAGCTTTCTGATGATCTTAGTTGTGATTTTCTCAATAGCATCATCATCATCGATTTCAAGAGCAAGATCAATCTCATCTCTTTGGAGACCGTCAAGCAATATCTTTTCAGCCAACTTAGAAATCTTAACTGAATGTCTATCGCTGATTGTGTCTAGTAGGCTGATCAGCTTAGTTGATACATATAGACTTAAAATCGATTTGCGATCTTTAGGCTTCATCATAGAAATACAACCTCAGAGGCAATCACTTTAATATATTGCTTGCCTTCATGTTCGTTGATAACGATGCGACCAATAACGGTGATCTTGTCACCTTTCTTTGCTTGACTCTGAACGATCTTCGCAAAGTTGCCCCACATTTCACAATTAAACCAGGTGGTCTTCTCTTCGCCTTTGATCTTTTCACTATAGGCAACTGAGAAATTAACTACCTCTTTATCGCCAAAGCTTTTGAGTTGCGGATCGTTGCCAAGTCGTCCGATAAGTGTAAATCGATTAAGCATCTTTTTTATCCTTTAGTTGTTTGTACAAGTTTTGAATTTGCTTGATATGGTCTGTAGTGATTTTGGCTTTAGATAGATCAGCGATCTTTTCCTCAACCTCTTTATCTGAGAAATATTGTTGCTCAATTGCATTGGTATGATCATTGATCATATCGCCAAATATGATATTGATGCAGACCTTTAAAGCTTCAGCGATATCAGATGCATCGTCTTTGAACATGGCATCAACGACTTGCTCAAGGCAAATCAGCCTGTTGATGAGTTTGATATTTAACATAATTTTGTCTCCTGCTTTGTGTTATATAAACACATGAAAGTATAATATTATATAATATTATATAATAATTTTCTAGGAGAAAAGATGAAGATAAATGTATCAGATGGCTTTGTTGAATTGGTTGACCATATGGGAGATGATTTAGCAATAGTGAATGCTGCTCGTGTCTCTTATGCTGGAGCAAGTGATGAATGGACTGATCGAGATGAAAGGCTTTTGCAATATCTTTGGGATCACAATCATTCATCTCCCTTTAGACATGGCAACATAAAATTTAGAATTAAGGCACCAATCTTTATTTTAAGACAATGGATGAAACATCAAGTTGGCTGTGCATGGAATGAGCAATCAGCACGATACACCAAGATTGAAGATAGCTTCTTTTATCCTGAACATTTTAGACTGCAAGACACTAAAAACAAGCAGGGATCAAGCGGATATTTAGATGATGATCAAGATATGAATGCTCTGGTCTTAGTCGCTGAAAGCTATAATCTGGCATACAACAATTATGAAAAGTTGCTTGAAATGGGAGTATGTAGAGAGCAAGCGAGAATGATTTTGCCCGTTGGGATTTATAGTGAATGTATTTGGTCGGCTAGTACTCAGGCGATCATGCACTTTTTAAAGCTCAGAATGGATAGTCATTCTCAATTTGAAATGCAAGAATTTGCTAAAGCTGTATATACTATCGCATCAACTATTTTCCCAAAAACGATGGAGCTTATCGATGCAATGCCTCAGATGCCACAATGAAATCAAATCAACCTTAGCAGGCTCAAGTATGGAGTACCACTATTGCAAGAGTTGTCGAGCAATACTTGATCAGAATGCAATCATCATCGCATACGATGATATTTCTTATGATGAAAGTTGGGATGATATCACCAAAGACGAGGACGAAGATGAATAGTTTTTTTGATGTATGCTGGCTTGTGATGGGAATGATCTTTAATCCCAATCAAGTTAAGCAAGATCTAAGCTGGGAAAAGATGATTTCTAAGTCAATCCCAAGTAGAATGAGAGCTTGCCAACAAGTTGCATCTAGTGCTGAAAAGATGGGCGTTGATCCTTACCTGATGATTGCCCTTGCTTTTCATGAGAGCCGTTTTCAAGGTGGCTTAGTATCATCTGCAGGAGCTCAAGGCATCATGCAAGTAAAAAAAGAATTTTTCCATTGCCCGGGATGTAGTGAGATTGAGTATGGTATCAAGGCATATCAAACATGGCTTATCGCAAGTCAAGGCGATGTTTGTCTTGCTCTCGGTCGCTATACAGTAGGCAATAAAGGCCAGTGCGGAAAGAGATCTAAAGCGATCATCAAACTTGCTTCTGAGATTGCTTGTCTTGCGTCAAAGGATGATGATTGCTATGAGTGCTAAAGATAAAGCATTTTTGAGCATGGCTGAAATCATGGCTGGTCTTTCACCATGTAGTCGAGCAAAGGTTGGAGCGGTGATTGTTAAAGGTGATGTGCCCATCATCTCTTCATTCAATGGTATTGCTCGCAAGCAAAGCGGCCTTTGTGGAGGTGCTGATTGTCTTAGAGATAGATGTCAAATAGCTAGTGGATCAGAAAGCCAAATAGGTTGCCACCATGCTGAATTTAATGCGATTGCGAATGCTGCTAGAAATGGAATTGCAACTGATGGATGCTCGATTTATGTAACCGCACCACCTTGTTTAATGTGTGCTAAGTTAATTCATCATGCTGGTATCAAATCAGTTATTTATGAAGATCGAGATAATAGGTGGATCTCAACAGGTGAAGAGTATTTGAAAGCCAACGGTATTGATATTTTTAAGATTTAGATATATCAGCCTCAATCTTAGTCTAAATTCTGAATGATGGGTTTTGCTCTAAAAGAGAGGCTGAGATTTTTTATTTCAGATAGAGTAGCCAGCTCTTAAAGTAATTTCCAAACTAAAGTCCTAGGAGAGAGCTGGCAAATATTAAACACACAACAAGCAAAAATTATTTCAGATATATCAGCCTTGATTATTCTTCTTCAATATCAAATGGTTTAAACATTTTTTGATCATCAGGCATAGACACATAAACGCCAATAATATCTGATCTATTTAATCTGAAAGCATCTGAAAACACTGGAGTATTTATGCGATCATGGCTTTTAGGTGTTACTTCTGTTACTTCTATCAAATCACCAGCCTTTAGTTCTGTTTCATCTTTAGCAACTCCTAGAACTTTAAATAATTCTGAATGCATTCTAGTGTCTTCCCATTCTGCTATAACATATCCACTCATTGGTCTAAGATAATTTGCTGTTTTCATGTTCATCCCTTTCAGATAGATCAGCCTCGATTTGAGTTTAGTATTTTACAAGTTTCTTCACTGAAAAAAAGAGGCTGAGATTAGTTCCGCTCAAGGTGCTTCGCATCAACAAATTCACTTCAAAGAGGTGGAGCGGATAACCTTAAACAGATAGCAAGCCTATTTAATTTCAATATACTTGAAATTTCATAAAAGATCATAAATCTTAGAAGATGTAAGCCTCCCAACAATCCATCCATCTTGTAAATAATTCAATAAAACTGACTGATCAACTTTTCTTTGTCTTGTGTTGATGCGATTAAAGTTTAAAGCTTTTGATATAATCTTATCATTTTGTTTTTTGATGATAATTGTTGATGAGCAGGTTAATCTATATCCGTCAAGCATGTACTTCAGAAGGTCGCAAGAATAAATAAAAATCGTATGATGATCTTTCTTGATCTTCAATTTTTTATTGCCAGCATTGTTGTTTCTTCCTTTTCCAATGCCACCTCTTCCACCTGGAACAAGATTATACATGCAACCAAGTTGACTCGAATACCTTTCGATTGAAATGTTATTTACTAGGTTTTTTTCTAGATTAAAGGCGTCTTCTGATGATGTACAAAATTTTAAAACAAATCTTAAAAACGACTTTCTACCATACTCTTTAACCGCTTTTTGAATCTCAATTCCTCCACCTAGATAATTTCTTAATACATATTCCAATGTATACATTGATCTATATTTTCCATTAACACGCTCTAAAACAGTTCTCTTCCCAATATAGAAAAAGCCATTGGTTTTATTCACAACAAGATAAACATAATGATAGCTGCCATCATCCCCCAAGATTGGAGTGATGTTATCATCAAGGTTGTTGATAATGCTTTCAACAAAGATTTGTGCTTCATCATGAATGAAATTGATATCACCTGATGAGTAAGTTGGATTGATTTTCATGCTTTGCCTTTTTGAAGAGTGATCATTAACAGATTGATCAGGTTATTTGATTTCAATGTATTTGAAATTGTCTTGAATGGTTTTTGAGCATTGATTGATCTGAGATGTTGAGCAGATGATGAAATTCATCTGAGGCCTGATCTTAATGATCTCATCAATCTCATTGTGTAGGTATTGCATAAACTTGTTGGTTTGGTTTGAATGCCCATAGATGATCATGTACTCCACATTTTCCACAAGCAGATCAACCTTGATATCTACAAAGCCTTCATTCTGCTTTGCATATCGATCATAGAGTTGCCTTCTGAGTTGAGCTAGATAATCAAAGCTCCCAAAGAAAAGAGAAGGACAGCCAAATCTTCGATCATCTTCATTTTCCATTTGATAAAGAGCATACTTCATGATGCCTACTGCAATATGCTCAGTTGCTGATTTTGAGCCATGAATGAAGAGCTTTTGATTAACTGGGATTGTTGTTGCATTGACAATCAAATCTCTTTCAGCTTGTGAAACCTTGCCTTTAAAGTTTTGTAAGCTCATGTCAATCTGACTTTTAAGCAGCAAGACTTTCTCACTGTTTAAAGCTCTGATGATTTTGCATTGCCTTGAAAGCTCAACATTGAATTTCTTAGGTAGTGCTTGATGATTGCAATATCCCATCTCTTGATTGATCTTATAATGCTCAGGTGCTTCAGGCCAATTTGCTTTAAGCTTTGCCACTGGTCTTTCTCCAATGTGAATGACTTCATCTTTTAGGAGATTTTTCATGTGATCCCATCTAGGAGTATGAGCATCAGAAAAACAAAAATCATTCTCAGACTTCACGCGTGCGTCTTGCTTAATTATAGTTTCTTTCTCTCTTAATAATGTATGGTCAAAATTGCCTAACAATTCGGCATTTTTGCCTAACAATTCGGCATTTTTGTCCATAGGTATGTCCATTTTTGTCCATAGGGTATGGACATTTTTGTCCATAGGGGTATGGACATTTTTGCCTATTAAATCGGCGTTTTTGTCCATAGGGGTAACAGTCGCATTTAACACATGATCTAAGACTGATTGAGCAATTTCTTTGATCATCAAATTGCTTGCTTGAGGTGGCAAAATATCTTGATTGACCTCATTGAAATCAGCCCATGATTTCCAATATCTCAAGATCAATTTTGATGTAAAGCACCAAGTATTGCTCTCATACTCTTTCTTGCTCTCATCCTTCTCAGTTGGCTTTGTGTTGTTCTCTTTGTGCAAAAAGCCATGCTCGCAAAGTGTTTGACATGTTCTTCTGATCGTTCGTTCATTGATACCTAGTGATCTTGAAATCTCAGAATATCTTTGCTTGATTGATAGATTTTTGAGATTGGGATAAACATCATAAAGCTCTAAAAGCAACATGATAACTCTTTGGCCGTTGGGAATGGATCCCATTGTCTTGCACCTGTTAATATTGGAGGCAACGCCCCAGCTGGTAACATTCTTTGAAAATAACTTGCTCATATCTCTCCTTGTTTGAGCTTGATTTAATTTATTGTAAATATTATATTGACAAGTGTCAATGTATTATTTACAATAGTAAATGATTTTTTTAATCAATCGTTTTGTCAGAAGGAGATATGATGACAAAGACAAATATCAAAATTAAGGAGCTAGTTTATCTAGGCTTCACCGTTTCAGATCTAGCTTTAAAACTCGGAGTTACTAGACAATGCATGTATAACTATCTTGATGATGAATATAGTTGCAAGCTCGCAATCGCAAGAAAACTTGAGGCAATCACAGGGATCAGTCATCAATTCTTTATGTATCCAGTGCCAACAGCATTGCAATTCTTACCAGGAGCAAATAACAATGGCACTAAGTGAATCAGAAATTGCTCATTGGAGAGGCTTCAACAATTGGCAAGTGGTTTCAAAGCAATATGAAATCACTGATCGCAATAGATGGAATAATGAATATGCTGAATGGAGAGCAAAGAATGATGCTATCAGTGCTAAAAATCCATTAAGCCATACTGAATTTCAAAGGGATTATGCTCATCTATTGCAATCAAAGAATGGTACTGTGCCACTGATAGAGAATAAGCCTGCTCAACCTGATCCAATGCTCAAGGCATCTCAAAGGTTTGATTATAACATGCAAAAGCTTTGCTCTGTCTATGGCTACTTTTCAGAGGCAGATCTTCGCATTCCATTTATCAGAGCAGCAAGACTTATCAAAACTACATGGCTTCAATATGGTCAAGTAACAGAAAATAAAGATGAGCCTCTCTTTATCAGATCAAATCCCAATGATCCAAATAGTGAGCTTGTTTATAATACATATCGAGCAAAGCTATCAGGCCTTAGAGATCATCCAGCTAAGGATTGCATCTTTAGAATGATCACAAATGAAGATATCTTTTTCAATGATACTTTGATCGCTATTTTTAGAGTTGCCAAGAGCTTGCGAGCTCAAAATAAAATAGTTGATCTATGCTCTGTTCATGATGAATATCGTATGCAATTTGATGTGCTAAAAAAAGACTTGCCACAATTGACTGATGTTGATTGGATTGCTGATGTACTGACAACAATTGAATATAACTATGATACTTTATCAAGTGAAATCTTTGTTGAAGAAACGGTCAATCAGCATATCAAGTGGTATATTGCAGCAAGGACAAGTTATCTTGATGATCTTAAGGCTCAGCTATTAAGGCAAGGCATCTCTTTGGCATGGCTAGACGAAAACTATCAAAAGCATATGCAAGTATTAAAAGCGATGACTCCCATGAAGATTGAGAGTTTCAGTAGTCAAATTGACGAGGCTTTAAGCATGATGGAGAATAGGTCTGATGGCATCAGCACCGATCTAAAAGACCTCGACCACATGATGAAACTTAGGAATGGATGTCTTTATTATATCGGAGGTCGTCCAGGTATGGGAAAGACGGCGTTGTCATTGCATTTTCTTTTGCTCTCCCAATTGCGAGATCAGAGAAAAAAGGTTTTATTCTTTAGCCTTGAGATGAGCAAAGAGCAATTGATCAATCGATTGATTTGCTCAGTTGGAGGCATCAACGCCAATATGCTTAAAGACAAAAGATTAAGCGATTTAGATCAAGATACTTTTGAGCAATACTATTTAGCAGCTAAAGCGATTAAGGCCTTAGACATAACTTTGATTGATCAAGGCGTTGATACAATCACATCTCTTCAATCAACTTGTGAGCAAGTGAAAGATAGGGATAAGAATTTAGGCTTGATCGTAGTTGACTATCTCCAATTGTTAAAGGGATCAGGACAAAATAAAAACCAAATCAGAGAGCAAGAAGTCAGTGAGATCAGCAGAGCCTTAAAGCTTCTTGCCAAGAAGTGCGATTGTCCAGTGATTTGCTTAACTCAGCTTAATCGTCAAGTCGAGGGGAGACATGAAAAGAGACCAAGCCTAAGCGATCTTAGAGAGTCAGGATCACTTGAGCAAGATGCTGATGCTGTGCTTATGCTTTTTAGAGCTGACTATTATGACAAGGATGCATCGCCAAACCTAGAGATTATCGTTGCAAAGAATAGGCATGGCTCATTGGGAACAGCAACAGTTGAATTTGATAGAGAAACTCAAAGAATTTCAGATCTCCCATTTTCTCAGACTAAATGGTAAATATTCATCACTTTGTAAAAATATTATTTAATTTTGTAAAAAAGTTATTGACATTTGTAAAAAAATCATTTACATTAAACATATCAAGACAAGCAAGTCAAACAACATGATCATCAAGATCAGAAAGCAGCACAAAATGCAACATTCACCAAAATGCGGATTATTCCCAACAGTCGACAAACGACACCTAGAAGAAGGCATGCGCCAAGAGTATCAAGCTCAACTCAAAGCAGAGCAAAGAGCAGCATTCATTAACAATGTTGGCCATTTCTTGCTAGTAGCCGTTTTTCATAGCATTTGGATTTATTTCGGTTTTTTCTGGAGATAACAAAATGGACACAATCACAAGATTAAACATCAGACAGCTCGACCTTCTTGGTGTTCTCATGCACAGCCTTAATCATCTTTGCATCGATTGGACGATTGACTGTGACGACATTGAAATCGTTGTATCTGAAGATCAGATGATCACTTTAAAGGTAAAAAACTTTGGCCTGCCTGCAGATTGCCATGCCAAAGACATCTATGCTCACATCCTAAATCAACTCAACTCACTCACCAAAAAGGTATAAAAAAATGGCAGTTTTCAAAGATGTACAAGATATCGCTGACTCAATGGATAGCCTTGTAAAAATCGCAAACTTTCTTGCTCATGGCAGCTGGACACCTCAAATTATTGTGCGCGCATATCTCACCTATGGCATCAAATACGGTTGGAATATCGCTCAAACAATGGAAAATTTGCATGTCATGCAAGGTGGCAAATTGGCTTATCAAGTACATGCTTTCATTGGTTTGGTGTTGTCATCAGGCAAAGCAGATCGCATAGATACAGTAGAGAGCACAGATAGACTATGTACTATCGAATGCAAGCGCCGCGATAGCAAAACCGTGCATCGCATCACTTTTACCATTGAGATGGCACAACAAGCAAACTTAACCAAGTCGCCAAATTGGCAAAAAATGCCTAAGCAAATGCTTCAAGCTCGTTGCCGCACCATGGCTTTGCGAGAGGTTTTTGCAGATGTGATCAGTGGCTATGATGCAGTGGAGATGATCGATTCAGCATGGGATATGACTGAGGAAGAGAAGCTCAGAGCCATGGACGAGGTACAAGATACAGCTATCGCTGATTCTGTTGCTCATGAAAAAATGAAGGCAGACCGCAGACCAGGTACCAAAAAAGCAGGTGCAGATGTTTCTAAGATGCCTCAGCCTGTACAAGTGCAGCCTGTACAAGTGCAGCCTGTACAAGTGCAACCTGTGCAGCCTGTGCAGTCGCCACCGATAGGTCAAGAGCCTTTGTTTCCAAGTGATCAAAAGAAAGCTATTGAGCAGCAGGCTTATAGAGATAGAGATTTAGATGTTCATCGGTGGAGAGATGCAGACATGGACGAGGATGATGTTAAGGATTGGCGGGAGTCTTGGAAGGTTAAATAAGGCAGACACCACCTGCACAGGCAGGATCCACTTGTGCAGGCTCAACATAGCCACCAAGATTTAAATCAACATTTGACCAATCAGCATTAAGCAATTTGTTATATTTTTCAATCATTTGAGCATCATCTTTATTTACTGATTGATAAGGTGCATTTTCATATACATGATCACCATAGTCGGATAAAAGAGATATACCTCTCACTCTATCCCTCAAATCCCAAATTCGATTTGTGAGATCATCCCATTCATCAGCCTTGACCGTGCAGGTATTGCTCACATTGTGAGTAATTTTTCTTTGATCGATTTCTCTCATTGATGTAGTCGGTGCAACCCAATATTTTTGAACCAATTCGACATTTGTTAAAAAGGCATTTGCATTTATATCTGATCGCAAAACAGCTTCATCTGGTGCTTCACATGCAAAAGACACAATACCAACTTGTGCATCTCTATCATCGCACACCTCAGGCAACTTGTTTAAAATCTCTTGCCAAATTGGATTTATTTTATTGATGCGCATAGTACGAATATACTTTTTTGCATGATATGGATGGATGCCAGCTGAACAGCCTGCCACTGTGGACGAGTTGCCACTTGGTTTAATCGTGGTGCATCTTAAAGCCGCGTTAATCCCAATCAAATCGGCGATTTTTTTATTTTCTTGCTGAATAAGACTTGCACCATGTTGGAGAGCAAGAGGATGTAAACTAAGATCAGGTTTGCTCATCATGCCTGTCATAGACACGCCTAAAAGTGCATCTCTCTCTATGATCTTTTGTGTGATTTCTCCAAGATATCCCGCTCTTGTGTAGCTAGCTTGGATCGTGCCTAAAAACGCAGCAGCTTTACAGGCTTCATAAAAATGATCAGTATCTCTCACATTTGGAATAACAATTTCATTAAGATTGCAAACAGCCCAACCACTATGAGAAATCCCATTTTCATCTTTAAATGTTGGATACAATCCAATCTCACCACATGGATTTGTCGCATGCTCTTGACTACTAGCAAAGAAGAATCCAGGTTCTCCGAATTGCTTGGCATTCTCGATGATCTGCTTAAAGAAATCTTTCTCTTCTGTACCATCCAAGACAATTTGCGCGCTGATATTCGCATATGCTCTTTGAGGTTGATCGATCCACCAAGAGCCCGTTTTTGCAGTCATCATCTCTTCATCATCAGGTGAAAAGAGAGCAATCGTTGCCGCTCGTCTTGAGCTCAAAAGAGCAGCATGTGATATGTGCATGAAGATATCAAAGCATTGAATTGATCGCAGTTTCTCTTGGCCTTGATCCACTGCCAAATCTAAAAGTGATTTAACTTTTTCAATCGCTGTTTTGAGTACTTGAGGCCCTGGAGCTACTCCACCGATAGAGATGGGAGCACCCTCTGGTCGTACTCTATCATAATGGAAATTGATGGCATATTGACCCTTGCCATCATGTGGTAGGTAGCTTGTGATCAAGGCATCGATTGCATCAGCCCATCCCTCGATTGAGTCTTCAACAACATGCACAACAGACAATCTTGAATCTCTTTGCTCTTTGGTAATCAGTGCAGGCAATCTTGCGATATGTGGCTTTTGCACTGAAAAACCGACACCGCACCCGCTCATCAAGAGCCAAAAACCTTCAGCAAAAAATCTTGGTCGATCGACATAAGAAGCAGTACAATTGTACATTCTCATGTTGTTTCTCTCAATGGCAACACCTGCAAATTGTGTTGAGCGCTGAGATGGGAATATGATTTTCTTAAATACAAAATCTTCAAAAACCTTGTCAATTTGTGGCTTCAAAGATGGGAATTTTTTTGAGTGCATATCTCGAACGCGAATCATCGCATCAATATAGTTTTCTCTAGTGCCGTCTGATTTGATCTTGG